AGAGTCAGACTAACAGATGCTGTGGCAGAGTCACCACCAACTGCCACATAGAGTTCTGTGAAGTTCTCGTTTATTTTCTGTGCAGCAACACGTAGGGTATCACCCGTTCCGTCATTTGCCGCTGTTCCTCTGTTTACCGTCTGTCTTGCCATTGTTTTGTTCCGTCTTGTTTTATCTATTTATAAGAGTTGTTACTATAAAGTAAATGTTTTTAAGTACTGGTCTGAGTCTGCACTATACCACCTAAATGCGTCTTGGTCTAACGTCTCGAAGGAGAAGTTGTTACTCATATCCATACCGTTTGTCTGGAATTCGTCTGAATCATCAAACGTAGGTGACGTTGCAGTCTGTGCTTCACGTAAAGATGAATACTGATTCTCTATATCTTGAAGCGTACCAACCTTATCAAAGTCATCCATAGACGTGAGTTCTGCATTGATTCTACTTAACACACCAGCTGAATCTGTATATAGGTCATCAACAAGAGATGTAATACTACTCAATGCATAGTCTCCAAATAGACCTCTTCCCTCTACCACGATTGGTGGTGGTGGTTCGATTTGAACAAATGGTGCTGTCAATGTATCAAAACCTTCCGATACAATCTGAACCTCTGACCCAATGAACATACCAGCGGGGTGGGTGAATAGTTTATATGGTTCTTTCCATTCACTAAAGGCAATATCAGACTTGACAAGTATAGCAAAGGTCTGGTATAATTTGTTATCGGTAATATACTTTTGTGAGTTCAAACCAATCTGTGAATCTTCTTCGCCAACCTTAAATACATTTTTCTTGGTGTAAATTACATCGGGGTCAATACCAAAGAAAGTTCTAAAGAACTGTTCTATAGAATACTTAGTACCCTTTGACCGATACAGAGTATTTGAGTATTTTGATGCAGCTCTCTTGTCAGCAAAACCTTCAAAGTATGATTGTCCCAAGAGAAGTTCATCTTCTATATAAGATAATAAATCTATATCCGTTTGTGTAATGTCACGACTATAGAAAAGTTCATTAACCAATTTAGACGGAGACGTGTCACCATCTTCAAAACCGTAGTACGAATCAAGTAAAGTAATTAACTTGGGGTACTCTTCTCTAAAGAATGCAGGCAACACTTCCTCGACCGACTGCTTAGGAAATGCAATAGCTCTTCTATTCAGGTCTGTTAGAGTGTCATCTTGTTTCATTAGTTAGTGACCCCAGTGTCCACGGTGACTACACGAGAGAATGTGTTACTTGGGTCTAGTTCAAGAATGTCTTGTCTAAACGGAGATATAGCACTTTGGTTTGCTGGTTTAGCTGAGAGTTTAATGAATCCATCTGCACCAACAAAATTGTCAATCTGTAGTCCTACAATAAAGACTGTGTCTGTTGAGTAACTACCAACATTATCAACGATAACCTCATTACCTTCTGTGTTGTACACTTCTAGTTTATTGGTATTCAATTTATTTCTAATAATACACGTTTTGTTCTTGTATCTAAACGGAGAAGATGTTATAATATAGTTGACATCATCAGGAGTCTGCAAAGTTGTTGCATACCTAAGTGTATAGTCTTGAATCTTAGTTAGTGTTGGAGTGAATCGTCTCTGTACAAACACATCACAACGTGAAGAAAGAACCGCAGAACTTACATCATCGACCAACGTAAGAAGATTCGAACGTCTAAACGATTGTGAAAACTTACCAATACTAGTCACAAAATAAGACTTGATAGCAGCGTTCACTGTGTCCTGAATAGTGTTTCTAGAGAGTGTAGTCAGACTAGGGTTGTATTGGAAGAACGTTCTAGTCTCTACGAATGTCTTGACTGGGTCAGTAAACTTAATATTAAAAGAAGCAACTGACAGTTGTTTAGCAAGGTCAACGATAGAATCTTTTGTGGTTGCTATGGTTACCGCATCAACGTCTGCGTTGAATAAGATTGATAGGAACACTGTACCAAATTCTGGGTCGAGTGCATCCTCACCACCAAATGATTGAATATCTTTAATCAGTGTGGAGAAGTTTCTTAGTACTAAGGTAGAATAATCTACCGCAGTTACCATTCTATTCTGAGATGCATATTGGAACGGGGCGTTCTGACGAATCGATTCGGTTGTTTCTTTTGCAGAACCACCAATACTTTTAGCTACCGTAGCAACATTTATTGAATAACCACTACCAGATACCGTAACTTGTGATTGGGGTTCGAACGTATTCGCAGTATTAGCAGAAGCGCCACTAGCTGCAAGATATGTTGCAGTAACCTTTGAACCAGTCTTAGGTGCATCACCAAGAGTTGCACCGTTACCGAATGACAATTCAAAGAAACCATTAGGTGCTTCTTTGAGAATGTATAATGTAGAGTTGGCGTTAATAGTTGTCGCTTTTAGGATACTAGTATATGCAGTAAAGACCGATGAAGATGGTTGTTCATATGAACGAATGATTGTTGTATCGATATCCATTTGTGCATCGGGGACAATATACACTGCGTTGTCTTCAGCTCTAGAAACGAGGAACGTTTTTACTCGTTCGGTTCCTTCGAAAATCTTAATATTCTTACTACCAGCAATGTTCTTAAACTCATAAAGACCTGAACCATTATCTATTGCGTTAATATTTTCTTGTGTCTGAAACACATACTCCGCATCGTTCACGGTTGCATTAAACTTTAACCCACGTGGGATTTGTATCTCAGTCGTTCGGTCAGTAACACCCGCAAGGTTCAACGTCAAGTTAACAATCGCTTGAGAAGATGTCATAGAATCTGGAATGTATCCAATACCTTCGGCAAGAGATAGTATGGAACTACGCAACTGTGCGGTTCCAAGAAAAGATTCGTTCAATGCGAAGTTAGCTGTCAGTGCATTATAATGTGTGTTATATGCAAGAACGTCTAAGATATTGGATAGACCAGATGCTTCAAAGTTGTAGTCCGCAAACTCTGGTTTATCAGCAAGAAATACTTTGAGGTTATTTTTAATTGCATCAAAATCTAATGATGTCGATTTTATTGTTGTTGCCATTTTATCTTAACCTTGCTAGTGTTGTAGTGAACTCAACTTCTTCTTCGGTATTAACTACCTTAAACATTATCGTTGCGTCTAAACTATTGTTGTCTGGTTGGAGGTTTACACGAACATCGATGACCTTTGCTCTTGGTTCATAGACTTCTATGTTTTCTATGATACCTCTACGTAATGTATCAGACCTACCCCTATCCGCTAGTTCAAACAACTGACCTTGGACATTTCCCCCGAAGTTTGGACGAAACGGTTTCTCCAGTCTATTTGTCATAACTAGTGTCTTGACCGCTTGTCTCACCGCAGCTGCATCCGTCTTCTTGTAGATTTCTCCACTAGTCGGTTTTGCTATAAATGCAAGGTCGATATCGGTATACTGACGTACACGACTGGTCGTTACTGACGCAGTCTGTAGGTTAGTGTCTTCTTGTGCGAACGCTCTTCGTATTGCCATAGTTCTATTTATATGACTTTTTAGTCACTTTCCTTTATTTCTATTAATTCATCTGAACTCATTAACTCATTATTAAAATAAGTCCCAACATCTCCACTAAATGAGATATCAAAGGAAGTTGGAGCTTGTGGAAACTCTAGACCAATCTGTGCAGTAATACTACCGTCTGGATTATAGTTATCATAGTCCAGATATAGTTTACCGAAATTGATATAGTCTTTCCAATACTCCGCAACATCAAACGTTTGTTCCAGATTGATTTTACCGTCTTGACCTATTACTTGATAATAGACTAAACGACCATCTGATTTCTTCTCCATGACCTCATCACCGTCATCAATATCTTTGAGGTCATAAACACCTTCTGATACAATCAAACGAATGTCATTAAAATTCTCGATATTACCATTAATGATTCTCATTGCTTCTGCTTGTAGATACAAGTTTCGTGCAATTGTTTTTCTCTTAGTCTCACTAGTCACATGATTGAATGGGGTTCTATCACCATACGCACCAAGGAACTTTGCAACAGTAATGCCTGGCGCAAGCTTGGTCAACGATGTGATGTTGGTCTTAAACTCTGGGTTATATACTGGGTCAACTAATACTATCATCTTGTGAATCTCTTTCCTCTATTTTCAATTGCATTACCAATCGATTCAAAACCAAATCTAGATGACGGAGACTTCTTCACGGTTCTACCAATGGCAGGAGGAGTCTTTGTCTTATATTCTGAATTAAGTCTTTCTTCCGAAACAAGTACACCACCAACAACACTTCTAGAAGATGAGTTCCTAAACGCAGAACGAATCTCTTGGGTCGTTGGTATCTTATCGAACACATCAAAATAATCATCGGTCAATAGGGTTTTATTCTTTAGTATGTCACCACCATCGATGACCACAGTTCTAATTGAGTAATCACCATTGGTAGAATGTCCTACGACAAACTCACCATTGATTGGGCCATTACCCTGACCAGAACTGGTATATTGCTGTTCTTGAACCAATACTGGAACATGAACCGCAGCTGATAATACCGTTGGGACGGTGAATGTTGCAGCACCTGTCGCAGCGGTTCCTGCGGTTACTGCTGTGGTCGCAGCACCAGCATTGGTTGCCCAGAATGACCTTAATGCCAAATCACATTTGTCTGCTTGGTCGGCCGAAATTGCTTCAGATGCTTTACCAAACAATGTTCCGTAGAACGCAGCACCAGAGTTAAATGGAACCGCACCTTCACCACCCATAAAGGCGTTACCTGTGAAGTCTACCATTCGTCCACCGATTGCACCTTTCTGACCCATTACTGATACAAACTTTGCACCTGTAATGTTAGTGTTCTTACTCGTTGCAGCGAACGCTTCCTTACCCGTGAGTAGTATAGTGTCCTCAGAAGACACCTGAACATTACCTTGAACAAGAGTCTTCATATCAAACTTGACGTGTTGGTTGAAGTCTGATAACATTTGGTCAGTGCTTGTTCCAACCGTTCTAGTTGTCTTGGTCTTCTTAGTAATATACTCGGAGTTACCTGTCACGGTTGTCTTATGATTGTGTTCTATAGACTCGTTTTGACTACCAGCAACATTGACGTTATAGTTTCCACCTACGTCCACGTTATAGTCACCAGTGACTTTAAGGTTGAGATTACCTTGATACACTAGGTTACCGTTACCTTCAATGATAACCGTCTGGTCACCACCAGTAACTTCTACTTTGTTATTGACCGCAGAGATGACAAGAGTGCCATCTGCCCGCATCTCAACACCAGCACCAGTACGATGTTTTATAAGAATACGTTCACCGCCAGGCGTATCATCGTATTCGACAATATGACCCGAAGGAGTCTCTTGTACTTGATTAAACGGAAACTCGGAAGGACGTTGTTTTTCTATATTAAGAGAGACACCAACATCACCACCCCCAACATACAACTCATTAACACTAAGTCCACGAGCAGCTTTGTTGATTGAAGAACCGTAGTTATATTCTCTCTTTGGATATTCACCAGTGGGGTCTTGCATACCATCATTAGGTACACCAAGGGTATTCTCTGTACCCACTCCCAGTTTCTCCACTCGGATATCAAAATTGTCTTGTTTAGTTGTCACTATTAATCTCCGCTGGACTCAAGGGCCCTTTTGTTGACGGTTCTATCAGTTTGTTTTCTTTTCTGAATACCGATTCAACATAATCTGACACATCAAAGTATGGGTCAAGTTCATTCTCATCTACATCATTATGACCGAACACCTGACCGCCAGGATATTTCCTGTAGAAACTTCTCAAGAACTTCTCAAGAGTCGTGTACTGTTGACGAGTAAACGACTGTGCAGATTTGTAATCTGTAGGATTGTCATCACCCGCAGATATATTTAGACCACCTACTAAAACGATACCTATAGAGAAAGTGTCGTGTCCATTTACCACAGCGTGGTCACCGATACGACTCACTGGACGAGCACGTTGTAGTCTACCATCTCTTCTAATGACATAGTGGTAACCAATACCGTCATGACCCAGTTCAATCTGTAGGTTGTTTATTTCAATTGCACCAATGTCTTTGTTCGTATATGTTTCGGATGCGTGAACGATAACCTCGGTCACTTCTCTCTTGACTGTTGCAAACTCAGCATCAAGTTCTTCGACAGATGCGACATAGGTAAATGTATCTTCAGGACTATTTCGACCACTCCATTTCTGGTTGTTCTCATCAATAGGTGTTGCTTCATCAAATATACCAGCATCAACAACAACTGTACCACTGATTGTAGTGTCTAGTTGTTTCATCTTACTATCGATGGTCGCAAGTGTTTCGGAAGCCTCACTGATTTCTTTTTCTGGGATACCTCGTCTTCTAGCTTCATCTGTAATAGCGTTATTTAAATCGGATGCAGTTGGTTGTGGTTTCACATCCTCGAATACCTGTTTCATTGCAGCGGAAACTGTATTTGATTTGGTAACAAGTGTCTTTACTGCAGCTGCTTTCTCTGTGTCATCTCCCAAGGAGAACTGTTTCAGTATTGCCTTTCGTTCTGTTTCGGATGCAGAGACCCCGCCTGGCACTAAATTGTTAATGAAATTATTAGCAGCACCCGTCAGTCCTTCTCCTAAATTCTGTAAAACACCACCTAGTCCTTCACTAACCCTTCCATCGAACTCGTCAACAAAGTTATCAACATCATCAACGAAGTCCTTAACAACCGAAAGTTTATCGGTCAATCCTGTAGTTACGACATCACTTAAATCTGTGAATGATTTTAGTTCAGACTTTGCCTTATTGATTGTAGCTACCATACCCTGAATCTGCGTAGAGTTTACGACTTGGTCACCAACACCTTCAAGACCAGCAAAGAGTTCTCCTGTTGCGTCTTTAATACCCAATTCGATTTTGTCTTGGAACTCACCTATCTTATCATTCAAGTCTCTGATTGGTGCGAGTGCCTCTATTTCTGGTAATAGGTTACCAATACTCAATACCGATAGTGCAGCAGAAATCTTACCAAAAAACCCACCACTACTACCCAGACCTGTGGCGTTCTGTGCTTCTATGATAGAAGTGAATGCAGAGATATCTTCGAGTGATTTTTTGGTTGCACCCTCGACCAATGCGACACACTCCGCAATACTCTGAGGTGTGCCATCAGATATAGCCTCCATCCCAGAATTAGGGTTGTTACACTTGATAGCAGGAAGACCTGTTAATGATGTCATATCCGTTACAATACCATCACTATCTGTTTGTGATATGTTCGGTAATTTGATTCCACTGAGACTAGGCATCTTGTCGGTTAATGCACCGATACCCGCAGTAATAACTTCTTCAGCTGAACTAGCAGACTGTCCAAGTGTTTTAATACCACCCAAGACTTCTCCGTCAACCTTACCGACTAGGGTAGATGTCTTGACGAACACCTCATCAATTGCCTTATCCGCTTTTCCTTTGAAGAGTACATTCTGTGCCTCTTTCTTTCTTGCTTCAGAAACAAGGTTGAGATTTAAGTCTGCTTTCTTTAACTCTGCCATTAACCTATCCTATCCATCATACGACCAGCTGTTAATTCAATTTGTTTAGTCTTCTCAACATCACCAAGATAGTATTTTGCAATGATGTGACATATACCCTTCTCTTCAAGTCGTTTTGATTGTAACAATCTAATGTTTGCGGCCGTCTGTGAACCGTTTAGTTCGTATGCGACAAAAGATAGTTGGGTAAGAAACCTATCAAAACTAGGTGAAAACTTCTGTAAATCACTGTAACGATTTTGCGTAAAGTTCGCTAATCCTTTTGACTGGGGATTAACACTTGGTCGCATTCCCGAAGAAAAAGATAGAGCCGAGGTGAGACCAATGGATTGTTTTATAGAATATCCAAGATTCAAAAAGAATTTTACTGCGGTCTTCTCTCGTTGTAGTTTAACTAGGTTATTGATATTGCCAGTATTCTCGTTTTGTATATCGATTTCTTTTGGTTGTAGTACTTCAACAGTTCTTTCCCACAAAGTCTCTGGTTTGTTATCGTTTCCTATATCTTCCTTCTTCTGTCCAATTTGTTGACTAGTAGGAAACTCCACATGAGGAAGAGAACCCAATACGACAGGCGTCTGGGAATTCATGCCATCCATAAACATACCGAATACCAATGCGCTCGGTTGTAGTTGCGGCATTCTACCTATACCAGATACACCACCTTCTGTAGTGGGAACGACACATTGTGCCCATGGTAAGTCACTCTGAGGAATTAGTCTAGTCGATGGTGTGTGGAGACCGTGTACACGGATTCTTACCCGTCCTTCGAAACCGTATGGGGGTGATGCGTCAACAACAGTTGCAATGAACCATCGTGTGTTGTCACCATAGAACTCAGATAAAATCGGTTTCATTATGGAAGTCTCTCCAGTTTACACAGGTTCATTGACACTGTGTGTGAGGTTCCAGCAAAGGTGTGTCTTGTATCATATATGATAAAATCACCAGATTTGTTTTTGTCTATTAGGTCATCTTCGGTTGCTGCGTT